TAGAGACACAATTTATAAAGAGGTGATTATATATTTCTATATGGATTAGAAGTCAAATTTAGATTTCCCGCCCATTTTCTTGCCTTTAATAAATCTGAGCAGTTTATTTTCTTTTGATGATTCTTGTATTTTCCGCTCAGTTGCATACTCTATTGCCTTGTCTAATGAATGTGACATTATAGATAGCCACGGTTCCTGCTTATAGTTTATCTGTTTTAATGTCATTAAAAACTCTATAACATTGGACCATTTGTAATTCAGTTCTATTGGATTATCTACAAACTGTTCTGGTATAGAGAATCTATGGTATAAATGGTCCATGTTATTACGGTATAATGACATGTGAATGCATTGCATTAATTCAGTCGACCACTGATTTGTATGAAGTTCTTTCAAGATCCAGACTAATGATTCCATAATTTCCAGGTTGCTATCCGATGTAAATCCCTCATCTGTTATATCAAAACATTCTTCAAATCTATCGCATTCACGTATTAATGCTTTCACAATTGTATTTTTGTAAGTATTATTTTTAATTGATTTTTTTGTGTATGTTATTTTGAGTGCTGGTGAAGAATCCAATTCCTCATTTATCTCTTCGTCTAAGATTTCATCGGAAAGAAACTCAAAGGCATTGTTATCTTCAATATTTCCTTTGCAATTGAAGATTCGACATAAATCTATAAGAGAAACATTTATTAATGTATCGACCTGAAGATTTAGTATATTTTGAGATTTCATCATTTTAGAAATATCTATTCCACCGCATGGTAACTCTGGGCCATCAAAAAACTGCATCTTTGCAAGATTGCATTTTCTAACCATAGCATAATCTTCAATAGCAACCTGCACTGATGTCAGCTTAATACTATCCATGTTTAATTTTTTTACCATTGCTAATTGAGGTTTATCTGTATAATTTATCTTTGACACAACAACAGGACACACTGGTATCCAAAAGTTTGTAGATCTAATTCTTGATTCTTGTATTCTTTTGTTATGATCTACTATATTGTTAACTGATAATATATTATAGTGATATCTCTTTTTTGCCCTTAGTTGATAACATAAATAAAATAACCTTGGATCTAGATCTTTATATTCTTCCATCAACTCGAATTTCAATCCATGATTTTTATTCAATAATACTTGACCGTGCCGTGATATAATATCATCGCGTAATCTAGTTATTTGCAACTCAGCTGCAGTGAGCTTTGAGTTGCTACCAATGATTCTAATACTCCTGCCGTAACCCTTTATTGACAAATCTATTGGCCCAGTTTGAAATTCTCGAGATGTTTGCCAGTTATTCCATGTTATTTGCTCTTCTGCTTTTTCTGCATCATACCTATCTAAATCTAATTGATCCAAATCACCCATGTGGTATAGAATGGGCACAATTTTAGATCTCAATCTAGAATGTTTGATCTTTTCATATAATTCCCTTATAGGAACTCCTTTATATGCAAACTCTCCGATAACTCGTTTCAGAAATTGCCTCCTAGATGATTCAGCTAAAAATGAATCTGCAAAATGTGCAATTAAGCGCATGCACTCATATGATATCTGCAATTCTAGGTCTGTCGATATTGCAATTTGAGCCTTTTTTGCTTGCGATGTTATCTGCTTCAGATGATGGATTGTAACCCATTTATCATCTAGCAACATATTGCCAGCTACTATAGAACAGAAATCTGATGGTGTGGCTGGCCTTTTAGGTAATATAAATATTTTAATTTTATGTTCTGTTGATTTTATATAGTCATAGCATATCTGATAATACTTAGTTAATTCTTTTATTTCAAATTTAATATCCCTCCCATTTGTTCTTATTTCATTTTTATTTATCCTATCTCTCATTTTCATTTTCAAGCCAGTTTTCTCGATAAATTCTTCAAGATGGTATATATCTCGTCTCATCTCGTCTGGTTCTGCTCCTCTGATTGACATGTCACCAGTTACATATGCCCTTAAAACTAAAGCTGGGCTATGGTATATTACTTTTAGACTTTTAATTTCAGGCATTTGAGCACATGTCATTGCTGATCTATCTATAGTCATCCCTTTCATCGACAATATAATATTGTTTGCACAAGCTATTAATATAGGGTCATTCATAAGACAGAAACTATATACTGTTTTGATATCATCGTTGGTTAATGTAAATTTTTCTAAATCACATTTTATTTGATTATAAGTTTCAGGGAATGTTTTTTTCCCTATAATGCATGTGGCATCATTTATATTTGGATCATCTTGAATACCAAACAGTTTATCGTGAATGCTTGTATAATCTATCATTGGTTTATTTGCAAAGAGGATTTGCTCTATAAATAATTGTGCTGGATTCTGTATTGAGAGAGATTCTTTAAATTTCCTACTTGTGTAACGATACCTTATTGATTGGCAAAACTCTTCAACATTCTCCCCTTTGGTAACTAATAGCTGTGGGTATTGTATAAAATAACCTAATAATTCATCTATACTAGCTTGATCTTGAATTATTTGCTGGTAATCGTTATAGGAGACAAGTCTATTTAATGAAGCCTGTGTGGTAAACTTCCTAGGTGTAAGAAGTGATCTGGATCTCATGTCACTTGTTTCTCCCATGCCGTCATCAGATGACATTGAAGAGTCTAATGCCATGAATCGTAGCATCTTAAACCTAATTATTTCCATTTCTGTCAGTTTTGTTATGTCCCATTCTGCAATATGTTCATACTGGTTTTGAATTGGCTCCCTTTGATAAATTACTGGTGATAATTTTCTTGATGTTCTGACCAAAAACTCTAAATTATCTGCCTCTAGACCTGCTATTGCTATACTAGGCAATGAGCAGTTAAGAAGACCGCATAATTCAATAGGTATTTCAAATCGATTATATGTAGGAAGAATACTACAAGGATCATTATTTTGACCAGGAAGCATGTTATATGTATTATGGGTAATCCATTGATTTAATGCTATACTAACCCATGCGAGGGATGGTGGACAACCGTGTTTAATTGCAGTTTGGGTTGCTGATAATCTACTTGCACAATCTTCATAAGGCCCTAAATATGCACAATCCCCAACTGATGTCAATAAGAATCGCCCATAAACTGAAAATGGTTCTCCATATATGTTGAAAAGTGATACAAACTCCTTTATAAAATTCGTCAGGTACGTTTTTTTCATATTTGCTTGATTACCAAACGTTAAACAGATTTTTTCAAATAACTTAATAGAGAATTCTATAAGTATTTTATCATTCAGCTTATTCTGGACTATTACTAAGGATGTATGATTATCATCTGAATGTACCATTGAATTGACTAGAGCTTCACCTTCCAATAAATCGATGGAACGTTTCATAATATCTTTATAGACATTCATAGAACATGTGTGCAAATAACTGCTAGTGTAATTTAGATTGCCTTGCAGCCAGTTTCTTTTAATCTCTACCCAGTTTTGAGTTAAACCGTTTGTCATCTCATATATAATATCGTTTTGTCGCTGGATTCTCTGATCTAAGATGCTTGCAATTAAGTCATCCGGCAAAATAAGACGCTTTTGCATATAATTGCATAAGAAGTAAAGAATCCTTTCTTTCTCATGCTTATACAGAATTGGATCTAATACAAATAACCAAAAATATTTGTATAAAACATCTTGTGCACTCCATTTTGACATATCAGCATTAATTTCGATTTTCAAAGCACGTAATTTCATGTCTATATCTACCTCTGAACCAAACATATCATTTTGGATCTTCCTATTAAGATTTTTTAAAGTTTGTGCTGTATATCTAATTTCAGATTCAGCTAGATCTTCTAACTTTTTCAATTTAGAGTCCCCTGGTTCACTAATCATCTCCTCAGGATTTAATCGACATCTTTCCTTTGAAATACGCTCAACTAAGTATAAACACATTTTTGCTTCAAACTCTCCTACAAAAATTTCTCTGTCTTTTGCTGTTTTTTGTCCTTTATTAAAAACTAAAATAAAACTGCTTATGTTTTTCATTGTATCAAGTATATGTGTTACAGTTGGTTTATCGTCAATTTCTTGATTTTTTATCTTTTCATAGAGAGCATCAAACACTTTAGTTGACATGCAGTCAGCGTAATTGGGTACAGCTTTTCTAACATCATTGTAGTCTGCATGGTGTATTGCACAAGCTATATCCATCTCATCAGCAAATTCTGGGTTTGCAATAGTGTATTTCCGGATTTCCTTTTTTAAGCTTTCAAGAGTTTTCTTTTCTTTACGCACTTTTAGATCACTAAAATCACCAATTTTAATGCATGACTTTGAGCTAGTAAAAGTAGATATGGTAGTGATGGATCTTTTCAAATTGTTACTGTTCTCTATTCTGGACCGTATATAGTTATGTCTTGATGTGTCCATATTTAATGCCTTCGCAAGTGAATATATTAAAACTCTCAAATTAACTGTTTGTTTTCTTGGTATATCTGACCATATTCCAGGTATATTTAGCCTTTGGTCTCTCTCAATGTCTAATATAGTTTTTGCTAAATCTATCATCACATGGTGTTTCTCATGTAAACCTTTTGAATTAAAGTAAAATGGCATATAAACTTGATTTATATATTCTTTTAAATTAACCTGTCCAGGAAACCATATGGATTTTAGGTCACGCTGAGCTTTGACTCCTTTTTGGGTTATCTCATAGTCCGTTAAATGTATATTCTTAAGCTCTACCTTCTCTTTCTGTTCGAATGCTTCGTAACATGCACGCTTTATCGTCTGTGTCATGACTACAGAGAAAGCAGTTTTAGTATAAGGACTAAATTTTTCAGCCATGTACTCACGAACATGACTAGATATTGCTAGGGAATTCATAATCATATATCTTGATGGTTCTGTCAAAGAGAGCATTGCTTTTGTTATTGAGACAGAAGTATGGAAGCTAAAGTTTAATACATCACCAATGTTTAAGGTTTTATTATCAGAAAGGAATAGGCATGATGTCATTAAAAATAGCCCTGGAGCTGATACTATCCTCTGGCACCTTTCCTTATCTAATCTAAAACCCTTTGAAATGGATAGGTACTTAGAACCTGACTGGAATGTTGCATGCATTGACCCGGAGTGTGCAACATTTTGTTTTTCGTCATGCAATGCAATTATAAAGTAGCACAATGTGGACCTTTTGGTCTTAATATCTGATGATGGCATAACTATCCCGTATAAATTATTGTTCGCACAAGTCACAACCCTAAAGGTGTTATGCCTATTATATTGTGATGCAGCAAGCATATTTTTCATAAGAGTAGAATAATCTAATATTGCAGCCCAGTAGTTTGTTGCACATATTTCTTGTATCCTTTGCCACATATCGGGGGATGTATTCGATATATTAAACCCATATTCTTCTAAATAGCAACCCATCTTCTGCAGCGTATTAGGCATACCTAATATATTCTTTACTTGTCTATATATTCTATTGCATGCATCTAGCACATTTTTTGAATTGAAATCTAGTATCTTAGGCTTTTCTATATCTATGTCATCAGATAGCTTTTTATTAAATGGCTTGTGGCCTCCAATGCCAACAAAATCTTTGAACAAGTGCGATTTGTCTTGCGTATTCATTACTTTTGAATTAAATTTGAATTGCTGTTCCCATAGTACAGTTGATGTTCCTATCTCTATTTCTTCTAACTTTTGGTCAACTTTTTTTGATGTTTGCCGTGCGGTATTTTTTAGTTTGCTTACATGGGATTCATATAATCCTATATTAGATGAGAAATCCATCAGCAGTCCCATTGATCTAAAACTATTGACAAATGTTGAATCTCCTTGAATTTTCTGTAATGCTTTAGCTAGGGTTAAGATTTTTGATATATTCTCATTAGACCGATCAATGTCTGGGGGAGACCATATGAAGTGGAAACTAGGTTTTTGTTTAGATAGATCCTCAGTTAGCTCCCTTTCTGTTTTAATTCGTTCATACATATCATTCCAACCTTCTGAGATTTGATCTCTGCTCGGTGCCGGATAGTTGCCTGTACACTTGAATACACTAGATGCAGCAATATTGCAGAATTTTTTATAAAAAGGTTCATATTTTTGCAAGATAGTAATCAAATTTTGGTTCCATTTTTCAGATTTAGTGGCATCAAACTCCAAACTTGTATTAAATGTATTTTTCTCTTCATCATTTAGTGAATTGTAAAATTCCTTGAATACTGGATGAGTGTACAATTCTGGTGTGTTTTCCTCAATCCATGGGGATGTCATAGTAAATTCTCCCTGATTAACAATCTCAAGAAATCTATCGTTGTCCTTGAACCTATCATATAATAAGGCACGTAGGTTAAAAAACCAAGTGAAGTCTAGATCGATATAGATGTTACCGTATGTATTTATAAAATCCATGCTGTCAACATGTACCATCTCACGTACTGGGTCTGCTCGTATGATAACCACTTCAAAATCTAGACCAAATGGTGCAAGAGCATCACCAAATATTTCCTCATACTTAGTCTTTGTTGCCTGCCCGTATGTAGCATCTACAGAGACTTTATAGTCTATTATATAAAGTTTGCCATTTAAGATAGTATAATTGTCTGGGCTACAATTGCGGATGTTGAAGACAGATCCTGGTGGAAGAAAATCATGGAGGATATCATGAGCAGGTGTGTCATTTCTAAATTCTATATCTAGAAAATGACATACTTCTCTGCCAAAGTAGTTGTGGCGTTCCATTAAAAGGTCAGACATTATATCTTTTGCATCTTCTGGATCATTGCAATTCAAGATCCTGTTACGGAAGGTGTCAATACGATAAGGATCCATGTTGAATTGTTTTCTCTAGGGGTAC